TTTCTTCCCCGAACTAACCATATCATTAATATAGATTTTTACATTAAAGGCTATTGTATCTTCTTTCTGGTCAGAAAACAATACTTTCATACCTTGTTTGCTGAGTCTCTTTAGTGATGCTCTGGCTTTATTTATTTCTCCCTTAACATCTGATAACTCGCTTTTCGTTAGTGTAGCAGTACCAGATACATCTTTGAAATCTGTGTCTCCAGCCCATACATCTTTAGTTTTTGTTAGTGCGCCAACATTAACTGAAAATACTGCGGATAGGTCTGCAATTGTATCTCCCGTGTATGATGTGTGCCAAATAACTCCAACTTTAGCCGATTGAATAGTCTTAGCTAGTGGTTGATCATCTGGGACAGCGTAGGTGATAGTATTCGGAGTGAATGTGATCATCGACTCTCCATCGATGGTTTCTTTCTTTATGTCTGATGGTACAAACATAAAATCTCCTTGAATAATACCATCAATTCCTAATTTTGGAAAATGCTTTAATGCTAATTTCATCTTCGTTGCTAAATCACCGGAGTGATTAGTATCAACATCCGCATCCGTATAATTAATTTTAGGAGTCTTATTGAATAAGGATTTAGTCGCTACAAAGAATTTCCCATTTTCTGGATTAGTTCCTGCAATGATTGAAGGAGCACCATCTACTTTGCTCTGTATATTGACACTCGATGAAGCAGAACCTTGAAGTGAGGCAACTATCTCCTCTAGTATTCGTAAAGCATCTACGGCTCCACCATAACCCTGATTAAATAGAGCATCTTCTAAATGCTCTAAATGTTTGAGTTTTTCTTCCGCTAAATAAGTATTGAATCTTTTCATTTAGACATCTTCATCGTAAAGCCAAGTGTATTACCACCAGAATATCCTGCCCAAGCGAATTTAAAGTCCGCTTTTTTGAAATAATTACTCGCAAATGTCATTGTCTTCGTTTTGACATTTACATTTATCTGTATTAATGCCACTTGTCGGGCAATTCTTGTCAATGATTCTGCCATACCAGGCATTTTGTTCAATATGGGATATATGGATTGACCCAATGAAGTAATTATAAATCTTCCAAGGTCTCGACCTTCTAGTGTTTTAGCTTCTGGCTGACTATGTTTTTTGTGCCATTTTGCTAATTTTTTTATTAATAGTCTATTACCCTTGGATTGGGAACCTTTTTTTTCTACCAGTTTCCGTCTCTTTCCCTTTCCCTCATATACATCTTTTTTGTTCTCGTTTGTTAACACACACCACTGTTCAACCCATTCCGGAGTTATGTTGTTAGCGCCACCAGCACCGTGACCCATAAGTTTAGCGAGGTCTCTAATAACTTTAGTGTCGAATTTTTGATGAAGCATAATCATTTGTTCTTTCATTCCAAAATTCTCTACTATAAGGAATACTTGATCGGCTAGCTCGTGATAATTAGTATTGTTTGCAGTTTTGGCTCGACTTTTAATAGCCTTAATGATGTTCATAACAGTAACCTTACCACCAGTTGTACCGGACTTAACAGAAAAAGGATATTGAGTTGGTTGTCCACCAAGACCTGATCTTATTCCATAGAAATCAATTAGTTTATTATTAGAGGCAGTCGGAAAAATTATTTTAGGGAAGGCTTGTTTTTTGTTGCGACCACGCATCACCCAAATAGCGGAAAGAATTTCTCCGAAATCTGATGATATTTTGGCTAAATCTTTATCATCAAAATCTATGTCGGATAACGAAATAGTGTCCTTACTTGTGTTCGCTTTATTCAATAAGTCAATTAACATCTTCGCAGTTTTATCCGTCTTCGATGGAGGCCATTTTCTTTCTACAGCCTTCTTCGTATCATTGATGAGTCCTGTAATATCCCACTCTTTTCCTGCTGAACCGAGCTTATCAGGTGATAAGATTTTATTTGCGAATAGCTGTCCGCCGGCTGTGGTCTGAGATATTTCAGAGTTTACCCAATTTAATTCAGTTCCTTTAGGTATAGTTTTTGGTTTTTCATCTGTGCCGAGTTCAATATCTTTTATCACTTTAAGTACATAATTATCATATTTCTCGGAGGGGGTGAAGGATCCTTTCCAATCGTTAACTGAGAGCCCCCAGCCCGCAAAAATTGCAGGAACAACTGGAGGGACATATTTGACTGGAAATCTAAGATGGCTGAAGTCTTTTGGTCGTGTTGAACCAACTAAGTCAATCCCGGGCGCTTCTTCTACTTTCTTTTTGACGTACGCCTTTAACCATTTCTCGTGATCTGTCTTAGTGTATACCTTTAGTTTGGGGGCTTCTGTTAAGTATGATTTAAATTTTAACATAATTTCCTATAAATGAATATAATCTAACTCTACATATTTATAAGAATCAGACGTTACATTTTAAATTCTCTGAATGCCTTCTTTTTATTAGCTCCGGAAAATTGGGATTCAGTTGAGGGGGGAGTAGATCCAGAAGACGTAGTTCCGATGATGTCCTCTTGAGCAGATTGCTCTGCATCGTACCATTTCATCTTCGCTTTGTCAATACCGATAACAAATCGCCTGAATATAGCAACATCATTGTATCGATTTTTCAACTGTTTGACCATTACTTGATTCAAATCTTCTAATTCTTCGGTCTGGATAAGTGCAATAAAGAGATCAGCGGTTGCGGGCAATCCAAAACTTTCGGACGTATCTTCTAATCCTACATCCGAACTTGAGAATCCACCTCTTGTCGTTTGAGTAGCAGACCAAATCGGTAAGTTAAATTCGACTGCCAAACCCCTGAGTTCCTCTGCTATTGCTTTGACATAAGTGTATGAATTAACAGAATTTGATCCCGTTAATCGTTGAGATGCACAGATATTCAAATAATCAACATAAATAATATCTGGTTTAAAATCTTTCTTTAACGATAATTCGTTTAATAGGTGTCTGAAATGTCCTGTATGTGCTTGTGATGTAGGAAATTCTTTAATGATTATCTTCCCTTTGACCTTCTGTTTAAGTTGCTCCATTTTTCTATCGTACATTACTTTAGTCAAATCTTTCAGGCGATTCAATTCGATATCAAGAAGGTTAGCATCGATTCTTTCAGCAATACGTTCCTCTGCCATCTCCATTGTGACATACAAAACATTCTTTCCTAATGTCAAATTAGCGGCTGCCATATGACACATACCAATAGTCTTACCGACACCAGTACCAGCCATTATAATGTTTAGTGATTTACGAGTAACTCCACCCTTCGTAATCTTGTTCAGATATTCAATATCAAATGGAATTCTTTCTTCTGTGGCGTGATAAAATTCATATCGTTCATCAGAATCCTCTAAGAAATCGTGTCCAATATGAGTATCAAATGTTACTGCTAGAGCATCTGACAATAATTCAGGAATAGCACCATCAGATTTTTCCTTATGCTTGCCGTCAATAATTTCTATTGACTCCATAATAGCATTATAGACCGCTTTATCTTTACAGAACTTTTCAGTTTCGTCCAGGAGCCAATCAGAATTATTATCTGTTTTTCCGAGAGACTTGATTAATGCTTCCACTTCTTCATATATCGTAGAACTAATATCATCTTTTTCCTCTACGGCAATCTGAAGTGCTTCTTTTGATGGAACATCATTATATTTCGTCCAGAATTTCTGTATCTCAGAGAATACTACCTTCTCAGTAGCATCCATAAAATATTCATCCTTTAAAAATACAATTACCTTTCGAGCATACTCCTCATTATGTAGGAGATTTGAAATAATAGTGGCTTCTATATTCACGTATTTTCCCTTTTTTCAGCATTATCTATTTCCAATTTAATAGCTTTATCCACTTGTTTTTCCACAATCAAACAGACCTCTTTATCATAATGTGACTTATCTAACGGATTTTCATCAATAAAATTATAACCAAAAGATATTATATCGCACTCATCGGATAGTGTCAAGTCATATATTGCAAATGTTGTTTCATCTTTAGTCTTTATATAAAAGACATCGGACATAGTTTGCTCACTCATCTGCATCTATAGATTGAAGTAATCTTGATCCCATAGAGTATTTTTCTTCTACATATTTTGTAAATTTTGGATGATCAATTATTCCATCCCAGAATTCTTTAGTTTCTGTTGCGGCTGACCGAACTTTACTTTCTTCGGCTATGCCCGTTTCCATATCTACTTTTGAATACCATCCCATAGTGGGTTTAACAACAAATTCACCTTCAAGAGCAACATCTAATAATCCGGACCACTTCTTAATACCGCCCTCCCAAGTTACTGAAATTGGAATCTTACTTTTCTCTTTAACAAACCTAGATTTCTCTACGTTGATAATAAAATTATATCCTTCAATTTCTGTTCCCTTCTTCTCTTGTTGTCTACCAATAATCCAAATATTATCTGCGGAGTAATATACTCCAGTACCACCAGATACGACTGCTTTGGAAAACATTTCCTGAGTTTGATATGTGTGATTGACTGCGACTAATGGAACATCTTTCATTGCCAAATATGTTT